GTATGTAGGCAGTCAAGATGTAGTACTGAATGAACGAGCAATCGCATTACAGTTATTACATGACTTAAACGCTGATGAAAATGAGTTTAACGACATTAAAAAGAATGGCATTAAACGCTATTCTGTAAAAGATGTGACTGTTGAATTTTGGGACGACAACACAATGCCTAACGAAGTATTAATGATACTAGAATATCTAAACCCTAGATTTTCTAAACGTGGCAGAGTGGGGCGTTTAATATGATTATTCCAATGAAACAGAAAGTTTGGGTAACAGTCCTTTCTGAAACTGAAACAGACCGATACGGTAGACCTATTAAGTCTGAAAAAGATGAAGAATACAAAGCTAGGGTACGCAGAAAACAAAACCGCCTATATACCAACGAAGGTGCAATAATTAATTCAGACATTGAAATAGATGTATTACCACATACGCCAGTCAATGTTAAAAATGTGATTAAGTTTGAGAACATAGACGGTAGTGTTGAAGAAGGCATAATTGAAGCGATTGAGGATAGTGTCAATTTAAGCGGTAATAAAATCTACTTTAGGACATTGCAAGTCAATGGCACGTAATAGTGACTTCAATATTGAATTTCAAGGACTAGACGAGCTTATCGCTTTATTTGATAGTCAATCACGTTCAGTAGAAAATGAAATGGTTAAACAGATGAAGCGGTATAAAAGCGTCGTTGAAGGTGGAACAAAACGCTTAGCACCAGTTGACACGAAAGCTCTAGAAAAAAGTATAACTTCTACTGATGTGAGAAGGAACGGGAACGAATATTACTTCCTAGTCGGTAGTGACTTAGAGTACGCTTTAAAAATGCATGAACACACTGGTAATTGGGGCGAGCGTACACAACTCAAACAATCTAGGGGCGGTTGGCGTGGTTATATTCCAGGAGATAAATTCTTACAAAATGCGATATACGCAAGTGAAGAAGATTGGGATATAGCTATGCAGAACGTATTAAATAATACAATTGGAAAGGGGCGTTTATAATGATTGGTCAATATTTAGTTAGAACGCTTAAAGACGAACTACCTAAATTAACATGGACAGAAGCCTTTTATACTGCCAACGATAATACAGGCACAGTATACACAGACGGCGGTCGTGGTGTCGGTCGTTATGAGTCGCCTTTGAGATTTCCAACGTATCAACTTTTAATACGTTCTAGTGATTGGGATATGGCAGAAACGTACGCAATACACGCTCTAGAATTAATTGATAAAATATCTAATGTAACAACTGATATTTACCTTTATGAAAACGGTAAAGCGATTGAAAAAAGGACAGTAAATATTATGTACTTGGAAAATCGTGGTGGTATACTAAATCTAGGCATAGATGAAGATAACATAAGAAGTTATAGCATTAACTTTGACGCAACATTAAATGTATTAAACAAGGAGGAAATTAAATAATGGCAGAAAAAAGACAAATTCCATTCGGTCCAGCTGATATTATTATCGGTGACGGCGGAGACGCAATCCGTTTTGACGGTAAGAGTGGAGAAAATTCATTCTTACAAGCAGAAGGTGGAAGTATTTCAATTGAGCCAACGTTTGCGGACATCACTTCAATTGATTTCGGTGAAAGTCCTTACGACCAATATTCAACAGGTGTCGCAGTAACAGTAACAGTTATCGCACTACAAGAAAGCGTAGAAACGCTTAAACTTGCGATTGCTTCTGCTCAAGATGTTGTTAGAGGTGAAGCAGCAGATGTAACAGGTGTAACAGACGCACCAGTTGGTCAGTCAAACCGTGATAAAGGTGTTAAGGTTACAGTACACCCACGTAACGCAGGAACTAACAAAGACTTTGATTACACAATTTACAAAATGGCTCCGAGTGAAAACTTTGAGCGTGAGTTCTCACTAGAGCAAGGAACTGTAGAAATTCAATTTACAGCTTACCCACGTGACGGTGCAGACGCTTCTAAAGGTGCTAACTTCTTCTACACAGGGGCGGTTGACCCTAACGCAAGTGCAGAAGCGTAAAAAAGACAATTTAGGGCGACTTACACAGTCGTCCTTTTTTAATAATTAAAAGACAAAGGAGTAACAAAATATGGCACAAAATGTAACAGTACAGGTAGAAAACAACAAAGGCGAAATGGAAGATTTAGATATTATTATTCGTTCACTTAGAACAAGACAATATGGTGCAATTTTAAAAATTGTTGGTCGTGCAACACGACAAATTAAAGAGAATGAAGAACTAATGAACACATTCAAGTTATATTTCGCTGATACAGTTGATGAAGAGTGGAAAGACCAAGAAACAGGTCAAATTTTAGCTAGTGTTCAATCTAAGTTACAAACAGACCAAATTGGTGCGATTGCTTTCTTACTTGAGAACTTACCAGACGAATTAATCGAGCTTATTTCTATAGCGTCTAACCTTAAACAAGAATTTATTGAGGACTTAGAGTTAGATAACTTGGTTGATATTGTATTAGCAATCATTGAAGAAAATGATTTTAACAAACTTCAAGAAGTGGGAAAGAAATTAGTAAACGGCGTAAAAGACAAAATCAACGCAACGAGCAAAGAGAACAAACAAGCCAATCATCTAAGACAAGTGACGAACGACTAGAAGAAGATGAAGATTTTTCTAGTTACAAACCAGATTTTATAAATGTCCTAACGTTTCGACTAAGTCCTATATTAGGTGGTCGAGATGTTGTTTTGGATATGGATATATTAGATAGCTTTGAAATCTTGTTACTTTGTTTCCAAGATGACGACGCAAAAGAAAATAAAAAGCGTGAAGAACAATTAATAGACTTTCAAAATATGCTTATTGCCGCCCAACACGTAAATGGTGGTGGCGATAACGAAGTCAAGAAAGCACGTGAAGCACAATTTGAATTGCTAAGTCGTAAAGTTGGAGAAGTGAACGAAGTTAAAGCTAAAAAAGAAATGGCTAAGTATCAATGGCCACATGAAATGAAACAAAATAAAGATTAGAAGGGAGGACATTCAATGGCAACAATTAATGAATTGGTAGCGAAGTTTACAGGTAACGCAAGTGGTTTAAAATCGGCTATGAATGAAGTTAAAAGCGGTCTTAAAGGTATCAAAGAAGAAGCGAAATCATCTTCCAAAATCGTTGCAGGTGCTTTCGACGCACAAGGTAGAAGTGCAGAAAAATACCGTTCTAAACTTTTCGACTTAGAGAAAAGACAAGAAGTACAGTTAAAAACAGTTAAAAGAGCTCAAGAAGAATATGACCGTATGGCTGATACTTATGGGGAAGCAAGTGACCAAGCTAGAAACGCTAAAAACAGTCTTGATATACAAGTCGCTGGCTATCAGTCTTTAGAAAAAGAGATTAACGAAAGTAGAGAAGCTTTAAGGAAGTTTAACTTTGAACAAGATGTACAAAGTACAGCAACACACAAACTTGGTCAAGGTTTTCAAGACCTAGGTGGTAAAATCGGCACAGTGAGCGATAAAGCACGCTCTATTGGCGGTAGTTTGACTAAGTATGTTACAGCACCGGTTGCTGGTTTAGCGACTGTATTAGGCGGTACAGCGCTTAAAAAAGGTTTTGACCGTTTAATGAGTATTGACCAAGCACAAGCAAAACTAAAAGGTCTAGGTCATGACGCTAAAAGTGTCGAAACGATAATGAATAGTGCGACAGAGTCAGTAACAGGTACAGCGTTCGGTTTAGGCGAAGCGGCAACAACAGCGGCTAATGCAGTGGCGGCAGGAATAGAGCCTGGTAAAGAACTGACTAGATACCTAAAACTAACAGGCGACACCGCCGCTATCGCTGGAACTGATATGGATGAAATGGGAAGTATTTTCAACAAAGTACAAACAAACAACAAAATTCAAGCCGAAGAAATGAACCAGTTACTTGACCGTGGTGTTCCGATTATTCAGTTACTAGCAGAAGAAATGAATGTAGCTGAAAATGAAGTTAGAGATATGGCGGCGGCAGGCGAAATATCTGCAGAGGACTTCCTAAACGCTATAGAGGGCGGTTTTGGCGGTGCGGCTCAAATCATGGGGGAAACATCATTCCAAGCGGCACTTGACAATATGTGGGCTTCTGTAGGGCGTATAGGTGCTAACTTCTTAGACGCTGGCGGTAAAGGTGGCGGTTTCTTTAGTCAGATGAAACCACTAATCGGAGAGCTTACAGAATTA